GCCTAGACTATCCTACCTCATCCGGTACGTTCCCGGTCTTTTTGGAAAGGCCTCTTAACTTCATCTAGGTAGAGCACTTATTTGCGTTCAGGTATGGGAGTCCGTCCCTCCGACCTGGCTTTAGTGTCATTTGCCTAGTATACTCAATTTACTGATTGCCCCTCGATTATATTTAACTTTTCTAACGGATTAGCTCCTCTCACTACTTCCATAGCTGCTTGTAATTTTTCTACAAGTTCTTTGTTTCTAGCCTCATATTGTAATCGATTTTCTTCAATGTCTTTCTTATATTTTTCAACCAATGCGACGACATCATGTTGATATTCTTCTATTTTTTCTTGATTACTCATTTTTGTCTCCGAACCAAATGTCAGCATTGTGTGATTTGTCACAAATATAGACATCAAAATGTGGTTTGTTTCCTACCTGTAAATCATGATATTTGGCTCCCCATTCATCTAGTTGTTTCTTGGTAACATCATATAGACGTTTTACTTCTCCAGATTTACATCCTCTTGCGGTCCAATAAGTAATATGTGCACCAGAATAGAATGCATCATTAATCTTTTTAATACGTTCTGGATATGGTTTTACTCCTTCATAATTGACGGGTAAATCTAGAAACTCTATGTCTGAATCTTTTTTCATGTCACATATAGTTCCATCAACGTCAACGAATATTTGCATGGGGCCTGTACTCATCCTGTTCCTTTTTCAGTGGATGATGCTTTAAGTTCTGTTTCCCACCTTTCAACTCTTTCTTCCACGCTGCCTGTTTCTTTATCTTCCAATTCCTTTATTCTATGATTTAATGTCCCTATGGTAGTGTGTAAATGACCGGTATCCTGTGGTTCTATTCTTGATTCGAATACTTCTATTTCATCCTTGAGTACAGCTATTCTAATATGATTTTCATATCCAATTATTGACCCCCATTGTGGATGTTTTAGTTCTAACAAATGATGGTGCATGACTTTTTCCTCCATAATTTTTATGTGTCTTAAATAATCTCTTGTAAGATTAAGCATATGTCAACCATTCCAGATCAGCATCGTAACTACTTGTTTTGTGTAGTTTTTTAGTTTGACTACATTCAAAACAAAGTTGTCCCGCACCTTCTATGTATCCAGAACGATATATAATATTATCTGTTTTTTTATAAGAAGTTACTTTTCCGCATGATATACAAATATCGTGTTGTTTTTCTGACATATTACCCCCATACTATTTATTGTTCTCCCTCACGTTCTGACTCTTCTAATTCTTTTATTCGACTTTTCATGGTTTCTCTTATGTATCCCAAGTATGGTATATCATCTGGATTATCACGCAAACGTTCTTCCCATAACGCTATTTCTTCATTCAAAATTGCAATTCTGAGTTTAGGAATACAAAGCATGTTCTTTTTTTGGGTATGGTAAAATAGAATAAGTCAATTTTTTCATGAGTTCTTTTTTACGTCTCTTATCGGCATTAAAGGTGACGTATCGAAACTTTTGTGCACGGTCTTCTCTATATATATTTTCTTCACCAAACATCTTTTTAATCTTTTCTGTTCTGTTCTTTTGTCCTCTAAATTTATCAGTAATGCTGGCAGGGTGTAAGTCCATTCCTCTTATTCTAATGTCTTTGACGGGTTTTGTGAGTCCTATATACTGCCAATTAGAGGCCTGATATACAATTCCTAGATGATTTTGAGTAGTATCCGCATAAGATATTATTATCTCTTTATCTAATTTTTTAATTGAATTTGAGATAAGAAAACTCTCTCCATTTTTAGGTACANCATCTTCTATCCANAGCCGAGTCAACTCATAGACATTGTTCATTTCCTCTTTACCACATATGGATTTAAGAATTGGATTATATGCAGGAACTCCATAACAAACAACTCCCTTGAGGATTCCTCCAAAAAATCCACCCTTCTCAAAAATGCCAAATGCCCTTGAACATGGTGCTGCCCGATGGAGATAATGATTCTTAATTACTATATCAAGTGCGGCTTTTGTATCAATTGGATCTACTATGTAGTTGTCTTTGTTTAACATTATTATCACGAGGATTCATTTTATACCTATATTATATCATGACAGGGCGAAAAAGTCAAGTGTTTATTAATTTAAAATGTGTGGAATTTCTTCTGATATGGGACCATAAAGGTCATTCCAAATTGTTGAAAAAACGGCATCTACTTCATCTCTTTCTAATATTAAAAAGTCACCAAAGGTATCTATAATTAAGTAGTTACCGCCTTCTGTAAATTTGCGGATGAGGTATTCATTTGACATAGCAAGGTGATCTGTCAAATCAATTAGTTCTTGAAAATCATCTATATTCATTCATTTGTGTCAATCTTCTTTTTAGATTCTTGTCTTCTTTTTGTTATATTATAAAGAACAACCATTATTTCTTGATGATCTTTTTCTGACAAATAATCAAGGTAATTTAAAACTCTATTTTTCATTTCGTCTTTAGTTAGATCAATTCCCATTCCACCCCCCTTGCCATGATTTCTTGTGTAACCACCTCATTTGAATAATTTTTCTCTGTCCATGATTTTCTTTATTCCATCTTTTTGCTCTATCCATGATTTTCTTTTTATTTCTCTTATAATAGTTTTTTTGGGTTTCTTTTCTTTTTGGATCATTACTCCACTTTTCTGCTAATCGTTCTTTATTCTTTTCATACCATTCGGATTTTCTTCTCCTTATTCTCTCATTCTTAATATCAACATCTGGAATGATTATATTTTCTCTTGATTGATCACTCTGCAATAAATTCTTCCCATCCATATTTACAAATAAAATATGAATCTACTAGATCACTAACTGGATTTTTTACTTTTGTTGCTTTGGGGGTTAATCGTTCTTTGAGGTCTGTAGGGGTAAGAAGTTCATCAACAAAAGCTTCATACATTCCTTCTTTATTGGCATTGCCTTTACCCGTAGCATATTTTTTAATAACAGTAGGTGGTACTGAAGTAAAGGATTGCTTTACTTTATACATTTTATGTTTTAAGAGTCCAGTATTTTCTGCTATAGAACGAACATGAGATGTTCCAGAAGTAGCAAAAGCATATCCTTCAATGAATACCTCACACCCTGTGATAATACTCATAGTCCATTTAGACAATAGTTCATGTCGCTCTTCTTCTGTTTCCCATTCAGGATAAGGGTTTGCATGAATATTTAAAATCCCATGCGGGGTGGGCCCCCTCCGTTTTGGAATTTCCAGATAATATAGAGCACAATCATCAAAGTTAAAAAGTCTATCATCGGTAGATTTCCATACACATATTGCTGGCGATGTTAATGAGTAATCAATCCCAGCTATTCTCATTATACTGATCTCCTCTATTCGTAAGATCTTCAACCATATTACCACAAAAAGGACAATAATCAATAGTTTCAGAATCACATTTTATACTATATTTTTCATCACAATAGTCACATAAGACTTTATATAATATATAGTCTTCTTTAATTTCACTTTCTACTGGCATCCATTCCTCTCAATTAAGTATTGGTTCTTTTTCTTTAGCAACTCTAACTATTGCCCTTGGATTTTGTTTCCTTGCAGCATTTTCAATTACTTTTCTTTGTGCTTCTATTACCGCTTCTATCATTTTTTGTTTCCCACCTTCACTAATAATATCTTCATGGCGATGTTTGACCAGTGGAATAGTTGTGGGATCTACTGGAGCATCATACCACTTATGTCTCCATATTCCTGGCAACTGTGGGGTTCCATCCGGATATAAAATATTATCTTGACCATTTCTATCCCAATATATATGAAGAACTCCAAAATCTACATCATCTATATCTGATCGGAACCCCTGTATAAAATTAAATATTCCCAAAGAATGCCAAAATCTAAATGCGGAATCTTTATATAATTTATGACGCATTTGAATTTCAAGTCCTTTTCTCATTTCTAGAAAATTTCTCTCATCCATTTGTTTAGATACGGATTTTAGGGTTTCTTTTTTGGCTGCACAGGTTTTAGTAATTGTGGTACTTGTTGTGCATACATTTTACTAGCATTAACAGGAAAAACCTTTAATGGAACATCCACTTTTAGATACCTTCGTTTTCGTACAAGTATTAAAGTAATCGTGTCTCCTATATTATACTTATATATTTCATTTGAAAATTGCATTCCATCATTAATCATTTTGTCATTAACTCCAATGATGGTATCAAATTTCTTTAATCCATTTGGAAGATTTTCATCGGGCCTCACGACTACTCCAAACGTATTCGGAATAAATTCTGGTTTAAGTTTGGGAAATTCTTTTATTATTTTAGCTCTCTGCTTTCCCTGACTCAACTGCATAATCATAATACCGACTGCTGGTCTATCAACTCTTCCATTAATTAACATAGAATTAAAAGATTTCTCTGCTATATCACCCCTAATAGATAAAGCAATTCCTGCATTTTCAGAAATCTTAGAAACAATTAATGCATTGATTCCTACAATCTCTCCCTTCATATTCATGAGAGGGCCGCCAGAATTTCCTTTATTGATTGCAGAATCAGTTTGAAT